AGAAATCGGCTCCAGATACTTTTGAAACCAATACCCGTTGCCCGGATGTGTTACCATAATTGGCACGGATCCGGAACCAAAGACCCACTGGTGAGACGACGCGATAACGTTTCCGTCCACAATCAAAATATACTTGTATGCGAAGTGTTGTTCTATGGCCACACGATGAGGTGCGAAGTATTCGTCCGGAACAGCAGCATCGGAAGCGGCAGAGACGCCACGTGTGAAGCGTACATCGCAGGATGAATTGGGTAGGAGTTTCTCAACGACCTTCCGGCGGATGGTCATCGAATCGCTGCCACTCGTCCCTCCCCTCCAGAACGCAACGGGGAGCCTCATCTCCCACGGAACTATCCTATAGGAAGGCATTGCACCAAGTAGACCATACCGAAAGCTGTCGTCATCAAGAGGAAGAAGAAGGATGTCGGGTGCGTTAAGGTCGCGCGTACAAAGAGCAGGTATAATCGCGTTGGGCGCAATAGCCTTCAGTTCGTCATATCTCGGCCCATCAAGTCCATCCGACTGAGCAAAGAGAATCTGTTTATACGCAGACTGTCTCTCCACAGACTCCTTCAAGTAGGACTCGATTGCACCCCCTTCGTAACACTTGCTGAGATCTCCGTACCAGTGAACGCCCGGGTTCTTCGGAATACGCATAACGGTATGCTGCACAGGGATCCGAACGATACTGTCGTCGTGATCCGCAGAGTACCATGTCGGATTCCATCCATTCGCCTCAAAGAACGCCCATATGTTTACTTCCCATGTCAATTTTGGAAGAGACGCATAGAATCGTTCGTAAAATTCGTAGAAGGTCTGAATGGATGCCGCGTCCCCGAGGAAGAACCCGCCACAGAAGCGCCAGTCAATAATGTCGAAACTGGTGTGGACAGCATCGGCACACCCGGGCACAAACATACACGAATTGGGAATGTCGTAGTGATCCATCAGGGAGAGATACTCGAGCGTGCGCGAGGGATTTTTGAAGACGTGGCAGATACCAGCATCAATCCACGCGTAATGCGAGGAGTTATGCTTGCCGGAATCAATCGCTCGCTTGACAAGTTCCACTTTGGAGTTCATGAGAATGAGGTAGTTGCGAGTATCCTTTGTAGTTGTCCGATGGTCCGGCACGTCCTGAGGAGCCTGGGCAAAGGCATTCAACGCCGCAAGCTCTATCGGCTCAACGATGCCGTTCTTCACATGGATCCTGTCTAGGTATATGGGGCTGACAAACACATGCAACCTGATATTTGCAGTTGTAAGTGTGTCAAGGAGTGAGAGATATCGTTCGATGGATTTCTCTGTTGATCTGTCCTCTTGTAGATCAACGAACGCAGATACAAATGTCACCGTCATGATCACGTATAGAATGTACCGTTTAAATCTAGATGTCCATGCTAATTACAGCTACCTTCTTCTCCTCTGGCTTCGTGCCATTCTTGCGATGTTCCAACACCTCATTCCAGAACGACCGCAGTCCCTCCAGATGGTTCGGCAACCAGTTCGGATCCTTCGGCACAAAGTCCTCCTTGATACCGTTGAGAATCCAGTAGATCACCTGCGTGTCATCTTCGTAGATCTCAACGTCGTAAACCACCTTGCCACTCTCGTAGACCGTAAAGGCTCCCTTGGGCTTGTCCGTCTTTGTCCACTCCGAGTAGTTGACCTGCTTGAATCGGAACTCAACATACTCACACTCATCAATCCCCGTACATTCCATTTGCATCTGCATTTGGTGCACGTATCCGGGAGGAATCTCTGGCTTCTCAATTCGACTAATCGGACACTTGAACTCTACCAATCGGCCGTATCGCTTCGGGTCCTCGCATACAATCAGTCCGTCCGGTGATGCTCCTAGAAACTTGTGGATAGGATGCTGGACACACGACACGTCCGTAATAGTACACTTGGTCCGTTCCTCGTAGATCTTTTTGGCAACTGGCTCAAAGCGAGTGCCCCAGAGCAGCGCGGGTATCCCCGGACCTTCGCCGGGAGGACGGGGCTCCAACTTCCTCATCATAACCTCTCGCCTGGCAGAGTCGGATCCAAACACACCATAGACTTCAGAGGCGGTGACCATTTCACCTCGTTTCGCGTGCCATCCGTCTGTTCGCTGATCATTGGCACCGTACATTCGGAGGACTCGTTCATAGCACCGGTCCCGCTGCCACAGTCGTCCAAGTTCTCCGAGCATGAGTCGCCCGACGATTGGACAGACTGCTCGTCGGATGACTCCATAGGGCAGCTCGGGACTAAGGGCATGGCAATACAAGCAGAATTGCTTGATCCGTCTAGAGAGGTGAGTATAGGGCCGGTTGTCAAGCAACCACTCGGTGAGACGCTCTTCCATTGGTCTATTGTTGGCTCGCCATTTGAAAACCCGTTTTGAATAATAGGATTATACTCTGGAACTATGGTACCCTCCAGAAGCTTCTTCTCCGCCGGAAGTTTCTCAAACATGTCATTAATCATCTCCTTGAACTCCTCCTCATGGTTGTCTAACGCACTCAATTCGGCTCCTGTATCACTTGAATAGAATGCGCCAACTTCGCCAGTATACAGTTCTAATCCAACTTTGATTCGCTCGTCTTCCATCTGTTTGAGCCCTGCCGCAATGTGCGCCTTCATGGCTTCGTCAGTGAATATGATAGGTTCCATTTCCTAGTCTTATAAAACAACATCTAACCCATTTTCAATGAGCGAACGCAAACTTACCATGGAGATTCAAAGCAAAGAGCAGCTCGTGCTTCACAGACTCTCAACATTCTATGGCAATCAAACCACTTTGGAGAGGGTCAAGCAGATCATTACCGGAGAGTCTCGTGTCAGTCTACGTCTGATTGATTGGCTCGTGACCAACTATGCGAAGAAGCACAACATTTCGTATATGACCAAGTCAGGCCGTCACGTGATCGTGTACTTGGCCTACAAGTCACACCTCAAGGCGTATAGTAAAAAGATGTTTGATCCCTTCTGCCGATGGAAGCGGATCCAGTTCATGGAGATGAACACCACCGTTGGTCAGCTCAGTTTCTTTGAGTGGGCCATCCAGGATGATGTGCTGGATTACCTAGAGGCAAACTTTGACGATATCCAGAAGGACATGGATGAGTGTTCTACTGTGATCCAGACAGCCGATGGAACACGCAAGAAGCGCCACGAGCTCTCACGTTCTGCCACCAAGACGGTATGTCGCCATGATGTGCGCGTTTCGGTCTCATTCGCATAACCTCGTTGAACAATAATGCTATCAAAAATCAAGCCTGGGTTCGTGTACAAGGATGTTGGATCCGGTATCACGGAGAATGACCTAGATGCCATGGCGGACACCTGGGACATGGACGGACGCGAAGTATATCGGGGAACACGTGATCCACGATACACGCACGCAAATGTGCATTGGTTGTATGACGATAACCTGGAGAGGGTTGGATGTGTAGAGCACGATCTGAAGGACCATGCCAGATTTCATATTCTTTGGTTTCACGACACCGAGTTCGGAACCTTCCTCCAGGAGGACGGATGGGAGGAAACAAACGATCTGTGGTCCCACCTACCACGCCATGTGTTTGATCGGTTCATAAATGAGCAGTGGTCAACGCCTCACAAGGTCCTAGAGCAATGTCTGAACGGTCCTGTCCGTATTGTGACTCCTAGCATGCTGGCCGATATGCCTGTGGTTCATACATGTCAAGAGTGTGGTCGCAAGTCTCTGGAAGCCAAGCGAGGATGTGTGACGATCGCAACACCGCTTGACTTTCCGGTAAAGGAAAAAGTGTTTTTTGTTGACGATGATCTCGTCGTTTTTTCTTGTTCTACTTCGTCTCGCGTTTGGTCACTGCTTACGCCACAGCCACACGGCGGCGATTGGTCTTCGCAGGAACCGGCGCAGGCGTCGGCGCAGTCGGCGTCTCCACAAACGGAACAGACACCTCCTCCTCCTCGGGAGTCTCATCCTGCTGATCATAGTCCGTCACCTGCTGAGTCGCCGCAGGACCAGCCTTGAGCTCCTGCTCAATCTCGTCCTTGAAGACATCGGCTGCCGTCGTGCGTGTAGGAGGCGTGACGCGAGCATAGCTCACACGCCACGTAACACCCCAGCCCTGACCCGACACGTAGATGCCGGGACTGACCACGATGCTTGCCTCCACACGCTTCGGGAAGACGTTCGCGATGTTGTCCGTGTCCACTGCGACAGCCTTGCCAGCGCTGTCAGTCACATCCATTGCGACGCGGCCATCGTACACAGGAACCTTCATGCGCAGGCTGGGAGGATACTTGCCAGACGGAACCCACTCGCCACCGACCTTCTCAACGCTGGGACTGATGAACTGCTTCATCGTGTCCTCAAGCACAGGTCGCGTGCGAGCCTTGCCGAACCACTTGACACTGCTCGTCTCGGCCGTGTCCAGAAGCTTGTTCTGAAGATCGCCTAGGAAGTTGTAGAGAGTGCCCAGGGAGCCAGCCTCAGGGCCAGCCTTCTCCTTGGCATACGGATCACAGCCCTTCAGCGTCAGGCTCATCGTGTAGTTGGTGCCGTTCTCTGACTCCCGAACGTTCACACCCATCGGATACATTGCCTTCTCAAGTCGGATCTGAAGAGACTGACCATTGTACTTGATAGGAACTGACTTGCCTCCCGCCTTATTGAGACGGATGTCGCCGAACGAGATCTTGCTGATGTCCAAGTTGGAAGAAGAGATAATTGCATTGGTGGCCATATTGAACGATTGTGGGATTGTGCTACTCATGGTCTGCTGGAACGCGAATCCGTTTTGACCGCATGTTTTCAGTTTTCAAGTGCCACTACAAGACAATAGAATGCAATGTGCTGCTGTGAAGCGAAAGGGGTCGTCGGATCCCTGTCCGGCGCAGGCGATGAGATCACATACTCTATGTGGTCGTCACGCGAGAATGCGAACTCCCCTTCTATGGGTCGCCGTAAACAATACCCGGGCCGTCGGTCTTCCCAAAATTCAAGCATGTGTCCGTGGATGGATTGTTCGCAAGCGATTGGGATTGGCAGGTCCGGGCGTCTTGTCACGGAAGAACCTTGTGAACGATGAAGAACTTGTAAGTGGAAACGAGAAGGAGAGGCAACATCCTATGGACTACTTTGCGTTTGAAGAGAATGGCAAAGTTTGGTGGTTTTCATTTTCGTCTATCTGGGCATGGTCCACTCAGGCGCTCCAGATAACAAATCCGTATACCAAGCAGCCGCTGGACGCCGATACCCGAAAGAGACTTCGGGCGTTGTGGGGGTTCCGTGGAAGACATCGTGAACCACAACCCGAAGAAAGCGCTGTCTACGAACAACGTCTTTGTGGACGGCTTGTTACGATTTGCCAACTCTTTGCCGACAATGGGTTCGTTGATGTTAGACCCGATGCCTTTATGGAATTTAGAAAGGCCGAGTACACGACAGCGTTTCTGCTGCTCGGTCGTGATATTGAAACTGTTTTTCGGCCGAGCGATCCTTTCCGTGAAAAGGCAATACGCTTATGTGCCCGGGCCGGTGAGGCAGCTCGTCATATGCCACCAAACCAATACATTTTACATTCGGTTTATACTCTGAAATGGTTGCTGTTTCTCCACAAGGATCCCTATGCGATGGCCTTCTCTGTTTTGTCTGCTCTGTATCGGTGTTGAACCCAGATTTGTCCGACGAATGAATCGGGCAATCTTCCAAGTCCAGTAGAGGTTCAGGGGCATGAACAACATGAACATCACAGTGCCAACCTCTTTGGGGGCGAAGTATATGATATACCTGGGGAACATCACATTCCGAAGTGTTGCGTATACCAAGAAGGATATGGCACCGAGGATCTTCACCGCAAGTGTTTTTCCGTATCCAGCCTTGTTGAGAAGCCACGTCGTTCCAAGCAATATGTTTGATGCTTCCAAGAATGCACCCGATTGGGTCATTGCATAGGCGTTGTCGTACGACATCCATCGTTGAGAGACCGCAAGTATGAACGAGAGCACGTGGTGGATGTACATGAGCGGGTCGCGATTGTAGAGGAGAAGGTGGAGGGTGTCATTGATAACATAGATCGTGAAGTATTGTCCCAGCACGAATGGGTTGGTGCCATACAAGTTTGCGATCGTAAAGCTTGTCTGGAAAATCACAGTGTTCGTCCAGGCCAGCCACTCACATTTTTCTGTCAATGTGAAACGCGGATAGAAGGAAGTGGTCGCCGAGAGGGTGAAATGGGTAAGCATCGCCTGGAGGGGGAAGATATATATAAACTTGAACATACCCTACCCCCGCGGCTCCCGTGTAAGGTATTTACATGACCGCGGTTGGTAAGAAGTATATCAACCGCGTTAAAAATGTCCTCTACTCCTTCTGTCCCCAAGACAAACAAGATGCCCGCTGACAAGAAGATCTCCACGAAGAAGACGGCCGAGCCCGTGGCCGCTGCGCCCGCTGTCGCCACCCCCGCTGTGAAGGCGGCCAAGGCCCCCAAGGCCAAGGTTGAGAAGGTGTCGGTCTCCAAGGCCGAGATCGTTGTGCCCACGGTTGCGACGACGACGGCCGCTGCGCCCGCTGCGAGCTCCGATGCTCTCCTCGCGACGCTGACGGAGCAGCTCAAGGCGCTCTCCACGGAGTTCACGACCCGCGTGCGCGATGCGGTCAAGGGTGTCCAGGAGGCGGCCAAGGCAGCCAAGAAGGAGGCTCGCGACTCCAAGAAGAAGCGGAAGGTTGACCCCGCGACGCTCTCCCCCGAGGCGCGCGCTGTCTGGGAGGCTCGCCGTGCGAACAATGCTTTTCTTAAGCAGAAGCCCCTTACCGAGGAGCTCTGCAAGTTCATGGGAGTCGCAGCCGGTTCCAAGCGATCCCAGACCGAGGTCACCAAGTTTATCTCCGACTACGTCAAGTCCCACAGCTGCTTTGATCCCTCCTTCAAGCGCCGGATTCTTCCCAACGCTGCGCTGGCCAAGCTGCTGCGCGTGGACGACAAGACGGAGGTCACCTACCTCAACCTCCAGCGATTCCTGAAGGTCCACTTCGTGAAGCCCATCGTCGCGTAAAGTGTTCTACTAAAAAACCATAAAAAACAGAATACAATAACAATCACTTCGGATCTCCGAGTTGATTGTTATTTTTTTGGTTTGATTCACTCTGTGAGTAGTAATGGGGTCACTCGGATTTATCATCCTCCGCCACGTGACAAGCGAAGTCACAAACACATACTGGAAGATCGCATACGCAAGTATTCGCAAGTTCTACCGAGACAATCCTATTTTGATTATAGACGATAACTCTGACCAATCTTTCATTCGCGAAGAAGATGAGAATCTTATGCACAATGTGACCGTGCTGAGGAGCGAATTTCCGCAGCGAGGAGAACTTTTGCCGTATTACTATTTTCTGAAACACAAGCCATTTGACACTGCATGTATCCTCCATGATTCGGCTTTTCTCAACTCACCCATAGATGGGAACATTGACAAGTACAAGATCCTATGGAGTTTTGAACATCACTGGGATTGCCCAGACGAAGAGAAGCCGATGCTTCGTGTGTTGAAAAACAGCGACGAGTTGATAGAGTTCTATGATCAAAAGGACGCGTGGAAAGGATGCTTTGGAGGGATGTCAATCATCACGCACGAGTATCTCGCTTTTGTGGATGCCCGATACGATATAGCCCGGTTGATTGATCCTATAACGACTCGGGTCGGCAGAAGTTTGTTTGAGCGAGTGATTGCGTGTATACTACAAAGAAACCACAGATCAGACGCATTGCTCGGAGATATACATCGGTATTGCCCTTGGGGTATAACGATTGATCAAAAGGAAGCTTATCGCCATTTACCAATAATCAAGATCTGGACTGGTCGTTAGATCACCGTCGTAATCAACTCATGAGGCATTTCCAGATACAGAATCGTGGAGAAGAATGGAGACAATCGTCCATCTAACACCAACGCACGCTGCTTGTCGTTATCGCGCAACGTCTTCGCGATCCGCTTCAGGACGGCATCTTTTTCCACGATAGGCTTGACGCGGATCTTACAGGATTTCTTGTGCCACCCGCAGAGAGACGACTTGTTACACGCATCCTTCGCAGTGAACTGACCACACGGCGTCCGGACCTTGTTTACGAACTCAATCGGGGACTTGGTGCTGTCTTCATATGCCTCTGCCTTGAACCACTTCGTCAATGCCTTATACACGTTCGGGTTCTTATTCGTAATCATCGCCAATAGGTTGCCGTATTCCTCTGTCTGAATGTCCTTGGAAAGAGAGTACATCAAAAACTCGTAGATCTCCGTTGAATAGGAAATCTCCTGAGCTAGGCGAAGATCCTCTGCGTTGGGCTCGCCATCCACAAGTTCAGATTCGGGCACATGCCGCACAGTCTCCAATACTTCCTCTGCGTCACCTGGTGTTTCTGTCACTTCCGGCCGAATGGGCACTCGGAACCCAGACGTCAACTCCAACTCCACAATGTTGCCGGTGAGATCACGCAACTCCGACTGAACCTTAAACTTCTCATGTTTCGTTCCTGCTAGGAATGCCCGTGCTGTTGCGCCTCGCGGCAGTTCTTTGTTGGAGATACTGTGATATCCGTCACGCACCGGAACACCCTCGTCGGGCTTCACATTCGCAGGCTGAATAGGAAGCAGAATCTCCTTTGGAATGAACACCGCCTGAATTCGGTTGAATGGATCAAGAATCACCTCATACTTTGGTTTGCCCTTGGCCTGTAACTCTGCTATCGCGTCGGCCAGAACAGGCACGTTGACCGAACATGCCCGCGTGTGGCGTTCCCGCAGAATGGGCAACACTGCTCGGAAAGCAGGCTTCCGCATATCTGTGGTGAACTCTGTCTTGAAGCCCTTCTTCTCCCTCACACGAGACACCTGTGCTAGAATGGAGTTACCAATCATCGCGATGGTGCGACTGGAACCACCTACAGACTCTGACCAGAAACCACACTCCACCTGCGCTGTCTCCGCGTTAATGCGAATCACCTCGCATTTGAGAAAAGAAGTTACATACTCCAACTCTTCAAGCACGCCAAGTTCGCCGTGCTGAAAGGCATAATCAATGGAAGAGATGATGCGATCAATCTGCGTTTCGCCAGGACCACGAGTCTTCCATGTCCGGAAGAATGAACACTGCATAACGTTCTCCTTGGCCTCCCGCGGACGGAGGATAGGCGTCTTGTCGTTCAGCAGCACTGGGAGTGTCTTTGAGGGCCGTCCGAGACCTACACGGAACATGTCTGCCTCACCTGATCCCACACGACCCTTCTTCACCGTCTCGGCGTACTCGGTCGTGATGGACAATCGCTCGGCCAAGTCATTCCTTAGATAAGCAAACCGAAGTCCCGGAATGCTTGCGCTTGACGCGTCCAACACATATGTCCCCTCTTCCTTGGGAGACAGTACTTCCGAATCCGGTCGTTTTTTCTGGAAACAACAAGGGATCTTCCGCTTGTTGATACTGGATTCTGCCTTGATAAACCCTGGATACTTTGCGAGTGCATCGCGCTTGATGACGGAGAACTCTACGGTGTCCAGATTGTCTGAATCGCGCACCTTACCATCACAGATCGGGCAGTGTGGTAACCCATCGTCACCAGCCACAAGTTGATCCTCTCGCAGCGGCACTTCGTCGCGCATACACCAATAAGGCGGGCAGACCACGGTTCCGTCGGGATCAGTAAGTTCTATCTTCTCCTTCTCCCCAACGCCCTCAAAGTCATAGTCGGGCCCCAACCGAGCCTTGTCATCCGCAGTCAACACAACGGCCTGCTTTGGTTTGTCACACTTGCCCGGATACACAGACTTGTCAAATGTCGCAGCATCAAACTGCTGAAGCCGGCCGTTGAAGTAATTATAGGTTCCCGTCGTCTTGGCGTTCACCTTCACCTTATTGCTCTTCGGCGCAGCTACCTCAACGGATGCTTCTACGGGGGCTTCTGCGTCAAACCCAAGGAGAGCATTGAAATCATCATCAGCACCGAACTCTGTCTCCACCTGAATCTCCTGCTGAGGAACTGCGATCTTCGGCACAACCTTCTCCATGCGGCGAGGGCAAATCGCATCCACTGCAGAGGCCTCAGATGTCAAGACGTGCCGCAGAATATCCGCATATTGAAGCGTGCGTTCCAGATTGGTGACAAACTTGACAATCACTTCCTTGTTGGAGAACTTGATGGTAGGATACGCACGCAACGACTTCTCCAAGTTGAGTTCCTCTGACCGCGCAATCACAGTGGTCAGAAGCTCGGCGGCCTCGCCCTCGGGAATACGCATCTGCTCGGCAAGATAGTCGGCTGTCTGTACGGCATCCTCCTGGTTGAGAATCTGAAGAGCCTGTAACTCTCGTGGAGAGATGTCATCAGATGTGTGTTCTGCTCGCAAGAGACGAAATACCTCGTTCTGGTATCCAAACACAGTCTGAAGGCATGGGAAGCGATGCATATCAAACTCGCGGATATCCTTCGCATACGTTGCGAGAACAGAGAGATCCGACAGCTCCCATCGGGGCAAATCCACATCTGTCATCGCAAGAAACGGGACAAGTCCATCGAACGTCTGAAGCCACTCCAGCGCCTTGGCCTTGAGTTCCTCCATCGTCTCCGTGTTGCCGCGCTCCCGACGCACATCCACTGTGATGTCGCGATCAGTGATGGCGATACGGTCAAAAGACGTGCGGGATGTTCCACGATACAACAACAAAGTTGGCAACCGACGCTGCGGCTGTGTGTTGTTTGTCCATCCCTTCCACATGGACACATCCAGCAACGGCTTCTTGTCTTTTGGATTTGGGACATAGAACTTGTGACGAGTGGTCTCGGTCTTTGCTGTAAAGTATCCAATGTATGGCGTCTCAGGTGAAACAGTCAATCCGTAGAAGATCTGCTCAAACCGATTGCGAGGAGCGGTAAACTTTGTAGAGACCAGAGGGATATACCATTTTGCCCTCACAATAGATACGGATTGATGCTTAGGTGTATCCAGATCCATGAGTGCCTTCAATTGCCGCTGCTGGCCCTCCAGCGAAGCGCGCAGGTTCTCAATGGTGGACGGCGTGTCGGCTTTCAGTCGGGGATAGTAATTCAGTTTTACATTTGCCGATGCGGCAGGAGGCAGCAATGTTGTGCGAATCTCAGAGATGTCGTATGGGTGCAGTGTCTCATACAAACTCTGCGTCTGGGGGATCGGTCGGGATGCTGCTTGGAGACCTGGGATATCCTTGGGAGGAACCGCCATGACAAACGAATGAACCTCATCCACGCCTAGAATGCGCCACTCTTCAAAGTCTGTTTCGGGATCATAGATTGGCTTGAGAAACTCCTCGCGGTTCTCCCACTCATCCCGTGTCACTGTCCGTTCGGTGACACCGGTTCCCATGCGAGTCTCATTGAGGAATGTCTTGAACCGCTTGGAAGAGATGGACTGGCCATCCAACGAAAGACGTAAAAAAAGGTTGGTCCAGTGAACTGGATTTGTAGCATAGTACTCTTTGGGTAGGTTTGCCTTGACCTCAATGAAAAGGCGATCAGGGTGAGATCCTGCGGCTAGCGCAGTTAGTTGGCGGACAGTCTCAACCGTATCATCTTCAAAGAAGGTGACAGATTGTAACGTCCCCGAGATGGGCACGGTCTTCATTAACTGTTACTTGGAAGTTTCTTCCCGGCGTCTCGCCTCTAACCGAAGGAGTGACACCGATGTGCGATAGAACATTCCGTCTATCTCTTGTGATAGAAGCATGCGAGATCCTGCCACATCACGAAGAGTGTCGTATAGTTCATCGTAGGACATCAAGCGAATTCCGATGTAGTTGGTCCAAACATCTCGCACATACCCACTCGCAGGGATCTGTGCCTCGTTCACAAGGGGGCACCATACATCGGCATACCCGAAGATACGGTAAAGAAATGCATCGTTCGTCTCGTCTTCCTTTCGAAAGAGCGGGAAGTCGAAGCAGGAGGCGTCGTCGCGGAGAAGTGAGAGAGTCGTCATTTTGTCTGAGTGAGACCGTAGCAGTTGGGATCCATCAATCCGTTTTAGATCGGCGGTCAAGTTCAAGGCTAGCAAGGCTAACCCAAGTGCCGGTCGCGAGATCCTCGGGGATGCGATGATCAATAAGGTCCACCATCAAATCAGAATACATGCCCCTCAAGTCTTCGTCGGGCATTTCACAGATGGACTTGTACAGTTCCCACACATCTCGTAAGTCCCCGGCTATGGGGATGTCACTCTCGCAAGCCTCAGGGCACCAGTGTTCAGCGTCGGTCCACACTCGGCGGTGGAACTCAACGTTTGTCTCAATGTGGCGTCGGGGGATTGTCATTTTGTCTATGGGGGGAGGTCTATACAGTCTGGCCGCCATGAATCCGTTTTAGATAGGTGAGTCCGTTATGGTCATGCCGCAGTAAGGAGTTGGTTGCTGGGCATAGTTGACCGGCGTATACAACCCAAGCTGAACTGCGTCTCCTAGGATTCTCTTGAAGTTGGTCCAGAATTCCTGAGTGTGTCCAATGGTCTCCGTCATCAGATGGGCCATCTCGTGAAGCATCACAAACATGACCGTATTCTTCTCAATCAAGGGATACTTAGGCGCATTGGTCTTGTCGCGCAGACAGACAACTATCTTCTGTCCCTTGTTCTCGGAGTAAGATGTGTCCTTGGAGTCCATATCGTTCTCCACAAATACGTCAGGTGTGAAGCGAGCGATGAAGCGACCAACCGGAGGATCCTGCGAGAGTCCCGGAGTTTCCTTGTAGTGTTCATGGAGTTTGACAAGAGCGCCACGGATCTCGGACATGAGTTTCACCGCAGCTTCCTTTGCGGGTAGATTTTGCATTTCGTAGTGTTGGCCGTCCGGGCCCTTCAAACGAAGTGTGTTACGTGGACCCTGAGTGAGGGTGTACGCGGCAACCGCCAAACCGGCTGCTGCTGCGATTGGAAACATTATTTAGTATACAAGTTTGTGTTTAGGCAGACAGACCCTCCAGCGCGCGGGAGTTCTTGAATGGGTCAGGGTCAATGGTCGTGTTCAGGAAGGGACCGACCTTGGACTGGGGGTTGGGCTGCTCCGAGCGGATGTCGTAGCTCGCATTCCTGTTGGTCTGGGCGATACCCACGACGTTGATGTTGGAATGGTAACCTGCCTGGAGGAAGTTCTGGCCCTTCAGGTCATCGGCGCCCACAGGGTTGACGGCGGCCCAGTCGGCACCGATCTTGCCGTTGGGGAGGAGGTCGGACGACGCCAGGGTGGACTCCTGGTAGGTCTGCTGGGAGGAGGGCGTGCGACCCTGCATACCCTGGGCGGACGCGGCATTGCCGGCGACACCGTGGGGCATGCTCATGTAGGGGCCGCTGTCCGTCTGGGGGGCCATGCTGCCCGTGCCACCAAGCTCCTCGGCCTTATCCAGCACGGCCATCTTGGAGCCGGAATAGGAAGTGAAAAGAACGTAGAGGACGGCAACACCTGCCAGGATGACGCCTAGGCGAATCAGTTTCGTCTGGTTCAGCTTCATGTTTATATGTGTTAACAGACAAATTTCGGATGAGTAAACTACTGGAATCATTTGTGTCTGACGCAATGAGCCATATAAAAACTCCTGAAGTCCAGGACGCCCTTCATGAGAAACTCGTCTCACCGATACTTCGGTATGTGCTTGATGCGTTATACCCGTACTTGATTGCTATTGCTGGACTTTGGGCTTCCATGTTCATTGGGATTGTGATTATACTTATCGTTCTCCTCCGGGCCCGCACCATAATTCGGATAGAGTAGCGCTAGGAGCTCGCCTCGGCTAAGATTCCAGAATCCACGAATATTCTTCTCCTTTGCTTGATCACGAAGCTCCTTAATCGTGAACTTCTCAACCTTATACTTCATAGGCAAGTCCGTCTGCGCCAAGATCCATCGTAATTCACGAATACTCTTGGTGTAGTACATCTTAATGCGACGCCCCTTGGCGAGCTTCTTCAGTTCTGTGAGTGGGAGATTGCTATAGTCCATGATAGCGATTAGACATCACTTATGATGGGCCCAACGGATCCGTTTTGCTTTTTTCCGTCCGAAGAGACAATGCAGCGAACTGTTGTCGTGATAATCTTCTTCCTTGCGGCGCTTCTTGCGGGATTCTTTCTAAGTATGCGGGTTCCTCCTGCGCAGTCGTCTGAGGAGCACTTTGCCCAGCGCGAGGTTGGTATGCCCCTTGATATGCAGTCCGTTGAGGGCGGCGGTGTCCCGTCGGGATACAATGGCACATCGCCCCTTCTTGGGTCAGAGCCAAAGCCCATCTCCGAGAAGCCGTATGACATGGCGAATGACCAGGAGCTCTTCCAGTTTGAGAACAACAAGATCAGCGCAGATTGCTGCCCGAGCCCCTTCACCAGCGATCGCGGTTGCGTATGCCTCACGGAGGCGCAGCGCAAGGAGTTTGAGAGCCGCGGTGGAAATCGGGCTTAGACAATATGCCAACAAGACATTAAATGGAACACCTACGCACTCTCGTCGGACTCTTTAGCGAGAAACATCCGGGGCTAAAGGCCCGCGAGGAACAATTTGAACACATTGAGAAGGTGCTACTACCGCACCTGCTCCGTGTGATCCAGCGTGATAACACTCTGCTCGCAGAGATTGAGCTATTCCCAGGCCTCAAAGTTGAGTGGGTGGGAACAGATGAGAACTGGAGCAAGCTTCACATGGCATTTGTATACTCCCTTCTTCACGGCAACCCGAAGGAGAAGTTTGGCAAGATTCTGGAGGCTGTCAAGGGCGTCATGCCTGGCAACTCCACGCAGGCCGACGAGGCTATGAAGATCCTTGAAGATGAGGACACGCAGTCTTCCATCTCCGATATGTTGGAGCTTATCATGAGCACGCGTCTCGTGTCTGTTGTCGGCGATGTCATGCAGTCTATCTCGTTGGCAGATCTGGATCTGGAGGACCCCGAGAAGCTCATGGAGATGATGCGCAATCCTCAGGCGAGCCCGGTGCTTATGGAGCTGATGGACAGGGCCAAGATGGTGCTTGAGGAGAAGGTTAAGACAGGAAAGATCAACCCGGCCGATCTTCGTCGCGATATTGAGCGAATTCGCGCCAAGTTCCAGTCTTCGTTTGGCAAGTATCTCAACGAGGCGCTGCTGGGACCCAACGCACACCCCACAACGGGCAACACTTCACAGGAGATTCTCTCCAACCATCCCGATGCTCGTCGCGCACGTATGTTGGCTCGGCTACAGAAGAAGCAGCAACAAAAAAGCGCTGGCAAGAAGTAAGAGATGAGTGAACAATTCTGGTATGCAGAACCGAGCGTGTTATTTCGTTCGGACACATGGTACATGTTTGTGCCACAGGCGAACATGAGTGTCCGCGCATCATTGAACGCAGTCGTGCGCTTTTCAGTATACCTGTCGGCGCTGCTGTTTGTGACGTCGCGCGATGCGTGGTATCTTCTCATCGTCCCCGCAGTGATGCTTGCGACGATTCTCCTCAATACCTGGTTCCCTCAGGCCCGCAAGATCATGAGCGAGTCATTCGTCTCCGGTCCCGTTGCGACGGGGTATCAGGGAGACGATGTGTCACTGCCCACAGCCGACAACCCCTTCATGAATCCTCAGCTGACGGATATCCTGGACAACCCCGATCGTCCGCCGGCCGCAGTGATCACCGGCAAGGCTGTGCGTGATCAGGTCAACGAGGCCTTTGCGCAGACCTCCAATATTTACATGGACACGACGGATGTCTTTGAGATGGTCCAGTCTCAGCGCAACTTCTACTCGGTGCCCGCAGACGATCATGCTGGCTTCCTCAAGTTTCTCGGCAAGAATGCCCAGCACAGCAACCAGAAGCTGCTAAGCGAAGGCTTTGTAGTTGCGAAGGGTACGATGTCTGAGCTTCCGACTCCTTCGGTAGGTTCTGCGCCCGCCGGAACTGCGCCCGTTAACGCCTAATTCCGACACGATTGCGTCGGCATCCGTGCGAGATCCGTCAATTCGTTTGACCTCCTTTCCATCCTCCTTCATCACGATCGTAGGGAAGCTTGACACGTTGTCGCTTGCCGTAACGTCCTTGGACTCCTTCTCTTCAATTTTCGCGCCCTTCATCTTCTTCTTGGCATCATTCCATGCCGGCCGTGTGACCTCACAATGAGGGCAGCCGATCATATAGAAGAAGACAACTGTAGGCCGTTTCTTGCTTGCGCGGCGGCGGCTAGACATTTATATGGATACCTAGAAAATGGCGTGTATCACGAGCCTAGAACAAAATCTAGATCAATCGTGGGTGGGCCGAGCATCCAAGACTGGCGAATCTCGCAAGTTCCAGACATTGGAGGATTACGACCAGTATGTCAAGTCTCTTGAAGATCAGGGACGGTATTGCGCAGGAGTTGACAGGCGATATCAACCGCAGTCCAAGCCCGGCGGAAATACAACTCCCACCGGATTTATGGAGTTTGCGCCACGCGACCCCGCGAAACAGTCCAAGTACTCCGCCATGTCGGGAACATGGGAAGGTGTCCAGTCATCTGAGGCAGCCATTGCTCGCGGTGATTACGATCTAGACATGGCCGAGAAGAATCGCGAAGACCTGCGTGCGAAGAAGCCGCAACCAAAATGGCAGAACCCTTCACCGGTTGAATCTTGTAGCATCCAATAATAATGGGGTTCTTTTGGATTCTGGTTTTAATAGCCTTGCTGCTTCTCCTGACGGGAAGCCGCGAACACTACGTGGAAGTCCTTGACAAAGAGAAAAAGGTCATTGGTGGACCTGGCACACGCCCTTCTCTAGAGGATGCCGCGTGGAGAAGCAAGATTGATGCCCAGATTGCGATTGGCGCATCAGACGATGATTATGTAGCCGCGATCCAGTCCTTCTACGATACGGTCTACAAACCGGCTCGCGACGAAAACTCTACCATCTCAATTCCTGCGGCAACCGTAGAAACGTTCTTAAAGTCGCAACCGTCCACCATCAATCAGGATGCGCTGCGCCAGATCATCATCTCGGGGTTCGCAGTGGATCGTGGCGAAACAGGAGCGGCTCGCGAGGAGAAACAACTCCAGACCGAAGGTGCCCTCAAAGGATTTGCTGCCAAGGGTGGAAGCAAAGCAATTGAACCGAAGGATGGGGTTGACGAGACATGGCCACAGTATACGAATACGCCCGGATACAAGCCGGCCGATACCCGTCTTGGAAAACTATCAGAGGGTGTGTATACTCCCGTAGAACAGCAAGAGGAGCCACGCCGACCAGGAACGTTTGACGATAAGTCAACAAGTTGGACAGGTGCCAAGTTCTACAGCGTTTGCGAAGGAGACGATTGCTCTAAAAATGTATTGTAGTTGATAATGAAGACACTTTGGTTGGTCGTAGGGATTGCGCTCGTGCTTCTAGTGGTCTACCTGCTGACCGCCGGCCGTCGCGAAAAATTTGAGGCAGGTGACGCTGGGTATGCCGTCCCACCGACCACGGCTCCCGCTGGGTCTGTCGGGGAACCGACCACGGCTCCCGCTTTCGGGGATGAGATTCCGGTATCCGGAGGTAGTGGTGCCGGGACCGTAATCCTCAAGCCCGAGGAGATACCCTCGGCGGGAGGCGTGGGTGACCGTCAACCGATACAATGTGCTAGCGGAGAAACTACGGCCTTCACAGCCCCGCATCCGACCGCGCCACAGGCGCAAATATGTATTCCTGCTGGAACGGATATATTTGATATGCCTGCGGACGGGATGGAGGCCGCTCGTGAGCTCCAAGGAAGCGATCCGGCAATTATAGCCAAGGCGGCCTGTAAGAGAGACGGATATAGCCTTCTCACAGTGTATCCCGCCGATTTTGATCCCACAATGCCAATGCCCCTGCCTAAATGTGTAGCAAATACACCGACAGGGATGTCACCCGGGCTACCGATCACGGCTCCAACTGGAGGTACTGGTACCCCTCCTGTGCCGAACGGAGGTGGCAGTGGATCACCTTTTACATCGGGCAACACAACCGGTGGCTCTTCCAGCACGTCTGCGGGACCCAACTCGGGTGGCGGTGGTAATCGTCGGAAGCAGATCTTCGGGCCTCTCTTCACGGAAATCGGAGACGGTGGTAATTTCAGTAAGGGCGAGGATAGCTCCAAGACAAATCAGTATCCCGAACTTCTAGGCGGCGGTGAGGTGCGGAAGTCTACTCTTGTGCCCGGAGTGGGAGTCGTAGATCCTTCAAAGAATTCTGATACATCGGGGCTGCCCACACCGGGAGGCTTAGGGGCCAATGAAGATAGCAAGTTCTTGCCGACGTCGCGTGTGCCAGGAGACATGGAGAAGATCCCCGACCCGTGGCGAGTTTCTCAGTCATTTTCGGCCTCCAATTACTCCTTCAAAACGGACCCCGTTCCATTCCTGACTAACTTCTCAGCCTTCCAAAAGTAAGAATGACCACTCCCTTTGGCCTTCGTAATAAGAATGGATCCTGTTGGATCAACGCAGCTCTTCAGGCTGTCTTCCGTATCCCCGACATACAGCGCCGCTTCGCAGAGAACGAGGAGGACAGCGCCAACGTTGCTGAAGTGTGCCTCGGAGAAGTCATCAGTAGCAAGGGCGATGAGGGCCTGAAGTCTCTCTATGAATGCGTAAAGGTATCGCCCAACATGCCGGCAGGTGAGTCCATCGGCGACTCTCACGAGCTGATTGAATTCCTATGTGACAAGATTCCCTTCCTTGACAAGCTATTGCGATTCAAGGTTGCGAACAAGATTTCGTGTGACAATTGCGAGTACACAGACATGCAGAAGGACACGATGAACGAGTTCTCCATTGCACCAAGTCAGCGAAAGCAGACAGTCTCGGATGCGATTGCTGAAGCAGTAAAGCCACAGATCATCTCAGACTGGAAGTGTGAAAAGTGTGGCAAGAGGGGGTGTAAGAAGCAACTGCTCCTTGCTGAGTTCCCTCAGGTCATGATGTTCCATCAGACATCGGTCAACACTACAGCCTCCTACACACCGGTATTGGTTGTCAACAAGGTTCGGTATGCGCTGTTTGCGGTCGTCTGCTTCACCGGTGGTCACTGGTTCACCTGGGGGCGCAATCTCCCTCCGGGTCAACCATGGTATCGGTTTGATGACCAGCATGTCCAGTCCTATGCGGCAAACTTCATGCCGCACGATGACAGGATGCGTCTGCTGATGTATTATCGTATCAATGAATAAGTAAATGAGCGCTGCGGCATCAAGTAACACTTCGCAGGCTGCGGCATCAAGTAACACTTCGCAGGCTGCGGCATCAACGGCAACCACAACCCCGGCAGCGGCATCAACGGCAACCACAACCCCGGCTGCGGCTGCGGCTGCGACGCCTGCCAAGGTTGTTCTACCCGAGGCAACGGCACAACTGATGGATCCTGGATTCTATGGCGTCCTTGTCGGCGTGTTCATGTTTGTGCTATCAATTTTTGTATTGGTTTCCAGCGGATCCATCCTTGCCGTGATGGTTCTATGGGC